CTACTACTACAAATGGTTTCTTTCCAGCTGCTCTCTGTTTGTTAGCTGTAGCAAGTTTAGAAAAGAAATTAGAAGCTTCTGCTTGTGGTGTAGAAACTAGAGTAATTGGATATACATTATCTTCGGTATGACCAACCTCCATATTCAACATACGACCAGATACGATTGCTAACTTATATAGCATATCTCCTATTCCATGATTATTGAATCCTTCACTTGAAGGTATACATAAGAAATGTAATAGCGGTATATAAGAAGTTCCATCTTTCTTTTTGAAAGGAAAATCTTTCCCATTAAATTCTTCTAGTACAGTACAAGCTGATCCAGCGAATACAGTAAAGTTGTCTTTAGATATATCCCAAGCGAAAGCAATCTCAACTTCATCTTCCATTGAAAACTCTTGCTCATAACTTCTTTCTAACTCTTTATCCCATCCTTCAGATTCTTTAGGTATCTTACCAATACCACCTATCTCTTTAAGTTTAGGGAATAACTGTACTGCTCTATTCCATGAATAACTAAATATAGCTACTGCTCTATAAGCACTACCTGCCTGTCCTCTATTCCTTATCCCTGTTGCAAATGTATCTGTATAAACATTATCAATACTAACTGGTGTAAATAGAATTGGTGCGTAAGATTTCTTATCTTCATTAGCTCCAAGCATAATCATTGCATCTCCATACGCTAATAGTGAAAAGAAAGCTCCTCCTTTATCTCGTAATGCTGAATCATAACCACCTCTATCCATTACAGTTCCAACTCCATCAGATACAACCTTCTCTTTATACTGTGGTTGACCTGTACCATGAATCATAAAATCCAATGGTTTCATTCTGTTTTGTACTCGCCAAAGAGCCTGATAAAGCTTTTGAGATGGTATCTTCTGTGTTCCAGATGGATTAGAAACCTCAAACGCTCCCTCAAGTAAATCTTGGATAGCTTTGTTCTTTGCTATCTGTTTGTTCTTCTCTGAACTATTGTTTGCTATAACTTGTAGATAGGTCTTTACTGCCTTATTGTCAAACCCACCTTTGACGTTCATGTTCAACGGAGAGTCCAATGTTTGTTCGGTGTCTTTCATAAAAGCCAAGTTGGGAATAATATACAGCTTTTATAATTACATTATACAGTCTAAACCAGATGATGACAATTCTTTTATGAATTTAAATATGCGTCTGTTCCGTCTTTGTACTTGTCCATGATCTCAAAACCATCTGCTACTGGTGTTTTAGTTCTAATAAGATGTTCCCTGTCTGTTTCTACATATTCTCTAGCCGCTTCTTTGTAATCGTTTATATCCATTCCTTTCTTGATTGCGTGCATACTGGCTATGGCATATCTGATTGCATCCATACTATGTGAGAACTGATGCTCTGGTGCGTTTAATATCTTTCCATCCTTATCGGTCATCCATAAATAGTTCCTGTACTCTCTAATAACGTTGACTGATCTCTTTGTGACCATAATCTTATTATCTTGTACGCATTGAATACCGTATGATACTGAATCTTTACCTTTCTTTGAGCCGACTACATTAACTCCATAGCTTCTGATCTCATCTATTGACTTTGGCTCTGCTGAATCTGCAATGACTAAAGTGTGTGATTCGTCTGCTAGTAGAATATCTGCTAATTGTTTATTGCTTAATCCTTTCTGATAAGTTATCTCATCTAGGATATACGCTCCATTGTATGAGTATATATCATCAACAGTAGACGGATCATTACTATATCCGAAATCCATTCCACGTCTAACAAGTCTGGCTTCCTTTGGAACTGTATCTATAATCTCCCAATCTTTATATATCTTACCTTCAACTTCACCGAGCTGTCCGAGTCCATAAACCTTCCACCAACCTTTTCTATTCTTTCTCTGCTCAATAGAATCTACAATCTCTTTTGATAATGCTTCGTTGTCTAGGTAGGTAAGCACACATTCTTCAAGATCATTGCGGCTGTTCTTAACATCTGTATAATACCAAAACTCATTTGTCGGGTTCCAATCAAGAAATACAAATTCTTTCGTTCTGACCTCCAGCTGTTCAAACGCTTCAAACGAATTGTTATTAGCTTCGTTCATAAACAACCTGTCACGTCTTGCACCTCTTAACTTGTCACCACTATCAGCTGAAAAGAATTCCATTCTACTTTCAGTTTCAAACTTATACATAGAGTCTGTAGCGTTCCAGTTATCCTCTTTCCAATATCCCTGTGCTTGCATTATGTTTTTAAAATCTCTGATCGCTCCACGTTTCAAGTGTGGTATTGATTCAGCAACTACACTTGTGAGTGTTGGCTCTTTGTCTGTCTGACATAAATGAATAAGCACAATCAAGATAGAGATTGTCTTGGATGCTGACGTTCCTCCTGGACACGCTCTAATCCTTTCTTTCATCTCCATTACCTTCTTTGTCGCTGTAGTGATAGAGAATAACATAATTTAGTTTGTTTGTAACCTTTCTCTCCGAGCGGATCAAGTGGATAAGCCATTTCAGTCTTTTTTCTTCTCTGTTACTGCTAGTATAGGAGTTGGAAGTGACTCTCCGTCTGGGCCTGATAACTCTTGTCGTAAACTGAACTCTTTTTTCACCTTTCTTTCTAGGTATTTCATAGCCATATCAGGATTACTCAACTCTCTTACTACTGTTTCTCTAGCCTTTAATACAGGGTGTTGACGTAACTTCTCTATTCTGTCGCTAAACTTTGGCTTAATTTTTAGATAGTCATAAAACGAATCTCTTGATATATCAGCATAACTACAAGCCTCTACTACAGTACAATCAATAGCAAAAGCCTGTTCTAGTTTAGCTACTACATCTGGTGTCATTACAGTAGGTCTGCCTCCTGCGTGTTTCTTTTTAGTCATATATTTATTGTTTAAGTTTCCATCTGTATGTCATTGCACATCTTGAGCAGCAAAACTGTCTTTTTGTCTGTGATTTCTCTCTAACAAATAGTTTATCACAATACTTACACTTCATGGTTCTTTTTATTACTCCTTCCCTTCGCTTGTTAACCGTTTCGCAAGTCTGATCGCAATACTTTCTAGCCCTGCCATCGTTTCTTATGGGTCTACCACATACTTCACAATGACCATTGTCTAAGTAAGTCCTCCCTACCGCTGCACACTTGTTAGAGCAGTATTTTCTATTCTCGCTCTTAAATGCTTCATCCTTTTTTCCGCAAACTAGGCAAGCAAATATCATTTCGGTATTTTAATGCTAGAAATAAATTGAGTGTTAGAGTGATCATACTGACTCCATTTGCTACTATTAAACTCATGTTACCGTTCTGTATACTGTTTAATACAAGTAGTGATACGGCTATCCAAGTGCAAAGATAAGTAATAATTGATATATCCTCGCTAGACTTACGCTTCAACAACCTTATTGTTTGAGGTATGCCTGAAATCAATAGCAACGGTGCTGATAAATAAAACAAGTATTCCATTAGGTAATTAAGTTAGCTTTTTCTCCTGTGTAGTCTTCCCATCGTTTAATAATAACGTCTGTGTACTTCGGGTCTAACTCCATCATGTAACATTTACGCTTTAGTTTCTCTGCTGCTATTAGTGTTGTTCCTGTTCCACCAAATGGGTCATATACGCTACTCTCTGTAAAATTTTCTATAAAGTGACTGGGTACCTCTACCCTAAATGTTGCTTTGTGTACTTTTGCAAACTCTTTTCCTGACTTGCTGCTAATGGAAAATACATTGCTTAGTGTTCCTCTAAAATCTCTTTTGCCTACTGTTCTCTTAGCTTCGTTTGAAAATATGTGTATGTATTCAAACTGTGAGTTCAACACCTTTCTTGCCATTGCAGGCTGTGCTGTTTCTTTGTTCCATATAATAGTGTCTGCAAACTTCTCCCTCATTTCGTACAGATGTTCTATCAACGCTATTTTGTTTCCTGACAAGCTCTGTACGTTAGAGAAAACATAATCAGTGTGTTCTAGTGCAAGTATTGTGTAAGTGTTTAGCAGTGATTTATATTCTTCCAGCGTCTTATCATCACTATCATTTAGGTATTTACCGTTTTCTTTTGGTGTCTTACCAGCGTTATAAGGTGGGCTAGTAAATGTTATATCAGCCTTTTGTCCATCCATTAACTTCTCAACCGCATCAATGCTTGTAGAATCGCCACACATCAGTCTATGCTCACCAAGTTGATAAACATCTCCTAGCTTGCTTGTAGGTTCTTCTGGTAGCGGTGGAACTTCGTCGTCCTTCTCGTCTGGCTCAATAATCAAGTCCTTATCAAAACCAGTCAGATCAAGCATTTCAGGAGTAAGCCCTTTTAATTCCTCAATAGCCAAGTCTATATCCCAATCGGACTCATTGAGCTTGTTGTCCGCAAGACGATATGACTTAGCCTGTTGTTCGCTTAATTCCACCTGCAAAACAGGGACTTCGGTTAGCCCTAGCAACTTTGCAGCCTCATATCTTCCGTGTCCGACAATAATTACTTTGTTTTTATCAATAACGATTGCTTGATTAAAACCAAACTCCTTAATCGAGGCAGCTACTTGCTCAATTTGTTTTTTAGGATGCTTTTTAGCATTTTTTTCGTAAGGCTTTATTTTTGAAAGATTCATTGTTGACTAATAATATATTTATCTTAAAACATTTAGCACTCTTTTAGTTCCTTTCCTTCTGTGCCTAATGCTGCAAGAATTTGAATAAGTCCTTTATATCCTATTCCTTGTAAGTTACATAGTCCAGGCTCTGTTAGATTTAGTAACTCCTCTACTGTTGTCATTGGGTTGTATATCTCTTTGCTCCAGTGCTTACCTTTAAGTAAGTAAGTTTTGAATCTCTTGTCTATGTTTAAGTCTGTTATTAACATATTCATTGACTTAATATATGTTTATTATACTCTCTACTTTAGGTGTTTGTCTAGCATACCTTTGCGGTTCTAGTTCTTTTATTGTTATACCTAGAAGTTCTACCCATCATTCTTTTAAGTGTCATAGGCTTTGTGTTTTCTTTCTTTATCTGTCCTTTTTCTACTGCTTCCCTTAGATAGTCTTGGTATTTCTTCATGATTCTTTATTTTAGATTCTTGTCTAGGTAATCCCTGTGTATGCTATAAATCCTAGAAACACTAGGAATGAAACTATGTATATTATTAACACTACTGCTATAGGCCAATCTGAATTAGTCATTGTTCTTTGTTATCCATTATGTGTTTAGCGAAGTCAGCCATTACATCAGTTACAAGCATATCTCCACAATAAATCGTTATGTCTTAACACGAACTTTACTGCAGCCCATAAAGCGTCACAAAGTTTTGACTTTTCAACTACATATACATAATTGCCTTCATCAAACCAATCTAGCCCTACTCTCCAAGCTCCCGATCCATCCATCCATTGATCTATCCTTACTGCATAAAATTCTTCTAAAAACTCTATCATCTGTCCAATAGACAATGGTTCGCTTCTTGCCAAATAAGTATCTTCATCTTCCGTTATCTCGTTGAACTGTTTTTTTGTAATATTTTGCTTCATTTCTTGTTATTAAGTGCTAACCATAGTCTTGCTACTGCGGATTCTGGGGTGGAGCCTCCTCCCACATGTCCTGGGTTATTAAAAGGATAAGCATACCAGTATTTCTGCTCCTTGTTTCTGCAAATACTATGAAATCTTTTACCACACGCCTCTATGAGTTCTGAAAGGCGTGGCTTATAGGGCTTACAAGAGCTTATATCTTGTTCATACCCTGCATCCTTTAACTCCTTTGCTAATTCAAATGTAATCATACAGCTTTAATTATTTCTGATTCTTTTACCTGACACCCTGATTGCGTTTTATTCATAGCGTATGTCCATTCTCCGTTACAATCGTAAGTACCAAATACTATAACATCCATGTAGGCGTACTTCTTCTGGTAGATTACTATGTCTCCTGGT